CTGACTGGTTCAGCGACTACTCGTACAAGATGGTCACCTGGATCAACGACACGACCGCGAAGGGGCTCAGGCAGGTCACGAGAGCCGCTGTCGCTGGCGGGTGGTCTGCTGAGAAGGCCACGGCTGCAGCCGAAGTGTTGTTCGAGCAATACATCAAGGGCAACGTCGACGCAGACGAGATGCCGTGGTGGGAAGGCCCGATGCCCGGCCCCCGCGTCGACGTGATAGCTGTAACTGAGAGCATGCGCGCCAGTAACGCAGCAATCTTCCTGGGAATGCGGCAGTCCGGTATGCAGACGAAAGAGTGGATTGCCGTGGGTGACGAGAAGACTCGCCCCGATCACATGGAAGCGTTCTCGACGTACACGGAAGGCGGAGCGATCGGCCCGATCCCGATGGATCAGCCGTTCATTGTAGGCGGGGCTCCAATGATGTACCCGCTCGACCCGAGTGGTCCTGCGAGTCAGGTAAATAACTGTAGATGCACACTTTTCTCAACAAATCCGAGGTGGTAAAATGGCAGGAGATCCGCCAGTAGAATGTCAGTGTCGCCAGAGCACTCTCTTCCCAGGCCCCTGGATTTGCATCCGGTGTGGCAAGGTGAACGCTCCTCACTCGATGCAGTGTTGCTGCGAGCCGGGCGCGGAAGAACGTACGCGATTCTCGCAGTGGCCCAGCAGCGTCGAGTACAAGGCTGAAGCATAAGCAAGATAGAAGACTTGTGCTTTCACGCGCTGCATGGTATATTGGTATGGCATAGTGACATTTGCGCTCCTGGCGCATCGGAGAACGGTATGACGAGAGAATACAAGTCTTTCGGCGGCAGCTACGAGCTGAAAATGACCGACGAGGAACTGGGGATCGTTGAGCACTACATCTCCATCTTCGGGGTTGTCGACCGGGTCGGGGACGTAGTCCATCCAGGGGCGTTCACAAAGACGTTAGCAGAGCGCGGCGGGAAGGTGCTTGTCCTGGACAATCACCGCACGACCGGCGCGGGGGCTATTCTCGGGAAGCCCCTCTCGATGAGAGAGGTGGGCCGCGAAGAGCTGCCGATGGAGATATTGCGGGACTGGCCGGAGGCCACTGGTGGGCTGAAGGCTGAAACGCAGTTCGCCATGGAAACACAGGCTGGGCGCGAGGCGTTTGCGCTGATCAAGATGGGAGCACTATCGGACTGGTCGTTCGCGTACGACATCGTGCGCAAGGACTACTCCGCGTCCAAGAGCGGAGCCAGAAGCCGCACGCGGAACTTGAAGGAAGTAAAGCTGTTTGAGTACAGTCCGGTCCTTATCGCGGCCAACGCTGCGGTCGGAACAGTCTCCGTCAAGTCTGATGGAGAAGACAGTATCGCTGGACTCAGAGAGGCAGTGGATCGCATGGGAGAAGCACTCGCCGCCCTGCGACAGGAATGGCTCGAGGCCAAGGGTCTTGAGCTTACAGGCGATGCAGATCCAGACGTAGAGCCGAACTCCGACGACGCCGAGCCGGGCGACACCGAACACGTCGACCCACTCACCTCCGGGGAGAAGTCACTCGCGGCTGATATTCGGAAGCGCCAAGTAAGACTGGTGGAAGCCGAGATGGCTGAGAATGAACTACTCATGAACAAACAGGAGATGGTGTGATGGCTACGGCAAAGGCATGGCTAGAGAAGTCGAACGAGATGTTTCACAAGATCAAGGAGCGGCTGAACGACGAGACCGCCACAACGGAGCAGCTGAACGAAGTCGAGTCGATGCAGGAACTGGCGCGTGGATACAAGATGCGCGCCTTGAAGCTGTCCGAGATCGAAAAGGCGGCTCTTGAGCCGACCGACCTGCTCACGCAGGAGATTGAGGGGACCGGCGACGTTCCGTTCGTCGAGACCAAGGGGTTCAAGGGCTGGGAAGATTTCATCGTTGCGGTGGCCGGATCGGCCAAGCACAACGGCATGAAGTACGACCCGCGCCTGACCTTCTTCAAGGAACAGGTCGACTCCGGGCACGAAACCAAGCAGATGGTCGAGAGCGTTGGCGCGAGCGGCGGGTTCCTAGTCCCGTCCGAGTTCATCGCGCAGATGCAGGGCGAGGTCGCTGAGAGTTCTGTCGTTCGTCGGCAGGGCCCCACGATTATCCGCATGCGCCGGCGACAGGTGAACATCCCTGTGCTAGACCAGACTGGTGCCACGGCCAATCAGGGCCACTGGTTCGGCGGCCTGCTCGGTTACTGGGAAGAGGAAGCGGCTGAGAAGACCAAGTCTGAGCCGAAGTTCCGTCAGGTTTCACTGGTCGCGCACAAGCTGATCCTGTACACTCGCGCTTCTGACGAGTTGCTGGATGACAGCGCCATCTCTCTGGCCGACTTCCTGTCTGGCCCGATGGGTATGGCGGGCGCGACAGCATGGCACGAGGACTGGGCCTTCCTGCGCGGAACTGGCGCTGGGCAGCCCCTGGGGATCATCAACGCCCCGGCCACCATCACTGAGCCTCGGTTCGGTGCTGGCGCGATCGTCTTCGATGACCTGGCCGATATGATGCAGGACTTCCTGCCGAGCGCTCGCGGCGCGTGGACGATCACGCAGACTGCGATGAGCGGCATGATCCAGCTCAACGGGCCGGCCGCGAATCCGTCGTATATCTGGCAGCCGAGTGCTCGCGAGGGAATTCCGTCGATGATCATGGGCATGCCCGTGTACTGGACGGAGAAGCTCCCGACGCTGGGCAACGCGGGTGATATCCTGCTCGCAGACATGGCCTACTACTTGGTGGGAGACCGCCAGGCGACGACTGTCGAGAGCACGCAGTTCGACTACTGGCGCTATGACCAGACTTCCTGGCGGTGTGTACACCGGGTTGACGGTCAGCCTTGGCTGAGTGCTCCGTGGACGTTAGCCGACGGGACCAGCCAAATTAGTCCCTTCGTCATCTTGGGTGGCACGGGCACCGGGTCGTAATCAGAATCATAGCCAGGGCTGAGGAAACCCCTCGGCCCTGGCAGCAACAGGAGAGTGACTATGTACGCCGCAAGAATTTCGGAACTGATGTACCCGCTGGACGCCGACTACGCCGACAGCGTTGGGATTTCAACCGTGACGGGGGCGTACTGCCTCGTCGAGAGCTACCACCGACTGTGGTTTGAGCTGAACGTCGGCGAGATGCAGGCTACGGCCACGCTCGATGCTGGCTTGATGCAGTCGACTTCGGCTGCAGGAGCTGGCAACAAGGCCATCACTGGCAAGACGATCACCCAGCTGACGCAGGCTGGCGGAGACGGTGACGGCCTTGTCTGTATCGAGCTGCAGACCGAGGAGCTGGACGTTGACGGTGGGTTCTGCTACGTCAACTACTACATCACCGTGGCAGCGGCCGCAGTGGAATGCTCGGCAGTTCTGTACGGGTGCTCGAGCCGATACATGCCCGTGCCGACGACCAACTGGACAGAAATCGTGGGGTAGGGTACAATACGCCTACCTCCTCTATTGGGGCTTCCCCCCGGCGGACTTTTCTCCTTTCACCGCCCGGGGGGAGCCCCACAATTCTGGAGGAGGAGAGATCTCTCGAATGGCAAAGGTTTGGATGCAGTCCCTAGGCAACTGCTCCGTCGACGAGGCGGGGAAGCGAGTGACTTACGGGCCTGCTCAGTGGTTCCAGTGCGGCAAGCACGACGCTCGGCAATTCATCGCGTCCGGGATCGCGAAGTTCGCCAACCAGAAAGATCAGGCAAGTGTACTAGATCTTGCTGACTGCGGCATCGTCATTGGCATGCACCTCTTCCCGCTCCTGGAGACGCTTCGCAGCGAGTACAAGCTGCCCACAACCCCGCACGAACTAGACGCGGCAATCCCCTTCCCGTACACCCGCACGCTTTTCCTGGATATGGAAGCTACCCTCAATCCGAAGCTCGTCCCTATCGGGTTCGAGCACCTGGACTCCGGGTGGCAAGTGGCCATTCCGACGTGTGGAGGCGAGCTGCTGGCCGAGAGCGTCGGTAGCGACCAGGACAGGGAAGCGACCCTGAGCGTCGTGCGCAACCTGTCCGTCCCCCTGCTGGATACTCGTGCGATTTTCATGGCGAGATGCAACGGGACACGGCAGCTCCTGGTCGAGTGGACCCATGAGAAATCAGTCGTCCGTTTTGGCGACCCCCGGCTCGCGTTCTTGCGGGCCTACTACAGAGTCCAGCCGGTAACGTGTCATCTGCCGGCCGAGAGGTGGATGGCATGAGCGCCAGAACATCTTCGGGGATCACAGGAACGGCGCCGAGGCTGCACGCGGGACGCTTCTGCGACATCTACTACGACGAAAAGATCGAGGCAGAGCTGCGCGCCGCCTATGGGCGCGGCGGTCTGTGCATCAAAGCATTTCGCGAGTCCGATACGTTCGGTGGGTGGGAGGGCCAGCCACTCCATGACGTGTCGCGAATACAGAACATCGGCGCTGCATACGGGGTGGCCCCTCGCGTCTATGACGTCGTAGACGCAAATGGGCTGCCAGCACAGGTGACTGATTACTGCCCCATCGAAGGCGAGCCTACGCTTGAAGCTATCAGCATGCTGATTGACGTGCTGCTATCGCATGACATCGGGACGACAAAGGTTATCAGCATTGGTGGGGGCGCTAAGTGGGACCTGTTATCCAATGGCA